GACGCAAGGTGCCAGTTAGTAGCTAGGGCCGGTGATGATTTCGAAATCTACAGACTCATAAATCAAACGCATCCGGTTATCTTTTATTTGCCGACAACGGAGGAAACAAAGTGAAAATCTTCATTTCAGGCGAGCCGGTGGCGCAACCACGGCCAAAGGTCTCGACTCGCGGCGGTTTCGCAAGGGCCTATGTTGATGCAAAGCATCCCATCCATGAGTACAAGCTAGCAATCAAGCTAACTTACACCGCGGCAGGTGGCGAGGTGCTAGAGGGGCCGGTTTCGATTCGAATCGTTTGTTGGTTCGATCGACCTAAGGGACACAGCAAGAAGCGACGGCAACAGCCAGAGCCAAAGACCACGAAGCCCGACCTGGACAATGTCGGAAAAGCAATCCTCGATGCGCTTAACAAAATTGCCTACAATGACGATGGGCAGGTCTATCGCTTGACTGTCGAGAAGTGGTACGTTGGGCCAGAGGATCAAGTCGGAACGATTATCGAGGTAACCCAATGACGCAACGAAAAAACATCTCGCAACCTGACGAGGCTTGGTCGGCGTGGGATCGAGCAGCGGCCAAAATGGACATGACTCTAAGCCAACTGATTTTCGAGGCTATGAACGAGCATTTAGGGCTATTTCTCGCTCGCAAGACTAAGAAGCGACCAAAGACAGCAAAGGCGGCTCGGAAGCGGGAGAAACGAAATTAGGGCCGTTGCTTGCAATTTGCGGCGGTCAAGCCTAAAATGCGGGAAAGGAGTCAAAATTATGAACATCGGTGATTTAGTTAAGAGCAAGCGTTTTTGGGCGGCGGCGGCTACGATTGCTGTCGTCGTTCTCAAGGACAAGACCCCGTTGACTGAAGATCAGATTCAGCAACTCGTTTGGGTTGTTGGTGCTTGGATCGTTGGCGATTCTGTTCGGCCATTGCCTAAACCTGACGAGGTGGCAAAGTGAATCGCGTAAAATTTGCTGACAGGCTCAAGGCACGTCGAGCGGCTCGTGAAATCTGGATCGCTAGGCGATCGGATCCAACCGTGGCCGACCTCATTGCAAAGACCATCGACGGCGACGAGGAAGCCGGAAAGCTGCTTTTCGGCTCGCATCCCGACTTAGTAGGCATCGATCCGGCTACGCTGTTTTTGCTGATTCAGATCGCTCTCAAGCTCTGGATTTGGTGGCAATCTCAAAAGCTCGAGAATCCTTCGGAGGATGTTGCCGTTGGCGAGCCCTTCGACATGACGGTCAGCGACGACGATAACGACTAAGCCCAGATCGCAACGACTACCTACTAACCTTCAATCCTTACAAGCGGGTTAGTCGGAGCGAAACGGGCAATACACAAGGATGGATGATGGCTGACGAAAAGCAAAAAGAAAACTGGTTGCCTTGGATTGTCGCAGCGTTGGCGGTCTTTGCGATGTTGCGAAATCAGCAACCGCAACCGGATAAGCCACAGCCAAAGGAGCTCAAGTCGGTCGTCTCTCAAACGCTACCATCAATCCGATCAGCCTACAAGCAGGCGTTTTTAGAGGCAGCATCAAAGATAGAATCCGGCGAAATCAAAGATCAAGAGCAATGGACGAAGTTCATCGCCGACAACGCAGGGACTAAGCAACGTGAGGCACTCGATCGAGTCTACGAAGCCATTGACAAACTAGACTTGCCTGCAAGCTTCGCTGGTAAGGAAAGCGAGATCGCCAAGATCAATCGGGAAATAGCGGGGGCTTGGTAATGGACAAGCCCGACACAACAGGCGGAGCGTGGATTGCGTTGGTCCTGATTATGGGATTGCCTGCTTTTGGTTTGGCGGTTTTGTTTTTCTTGGCTATTGTGGGCGTTTTGGATATTATCAGCGATGCCATCAAGACTCTCACCAAAAGGGTGTTTTGGGATGAGTGAATTTTTCACAGGCTACGATCCAACCATCGAGAATCGAGACGCGATCAAGGCTAGCTCGACCGAGATCGCTTTTACCATGCGGGACTTCGCGACTCCTGAAGAGATTGATCCACGGCCATTGATGCGGCATGATAAGCAGCTAAACATGTCAAGCTGCCAAGGCTTTAGCCTTACCAATGCTTGCGAATACGTTTGGTCGTTGGTGCATGGCTCATTTAGTCCAGAGCGTCAGTTATCGGCGTTGTTTGCTTACTTGGAGTCCCAAAGACAGAGCCAGGGTTTGCTCGGTGTTGACAAAGGATCGACCATCGAAGCAGGGCTCAAGGTCGCAACATCGATTGGGATGCTTCCCGAAAAGGATTTGCCATACTCAACGCCATATCCAAGCAACGCTCGGACGTTGATTACCGATGATATGAGGATGAAGGCTTTCCCGTATCGAATCGGCTCGCATACTTGGCTCGATTCTTATGATGCCATCTTTCGGTACTTGGCAAGCGGTGTAGGCGCTGTCCATACCGGGACGCTCTGGAATGATTCGTTTTACGCTCGCAACGGAGTGCTTGAGTCGGTCAATCTCGGTCGCGGTGGAGGTCATGCTACGGCATGGCTCGGCTACTCGAAACGCAGAGACAAGCAGGGACGCAACTACCTTTGGCGGCTCAACAGTCACAACGATTCATGGACTGAAATTGCCCCAAGTGTGATTGATGCTCTTTGCAGGCATCAATGGACATCGATTGTCGGCGTGTCGGATCTTTCAACGCCAGGGCCCCGGAAGGTATCTTGGATGCAGTCGAGGCCATTAGGATGAACTTAAGCAACGGAGAAAAAGGGATGTTTGCCGTGATTGGTCTTTGCTTGTTTAGTTGGTTCTTTGGATCGAGCCCTAAGCCCGATCCGACTCAGTGCGATATTCCATCGAGCGACCTTGTTGAACAGGTCGCAACTGTTCGAGATTCTCTAACAGTTCAACCCGCTCCGATCGAAGATCCTAAACCGATACCAAGCCCATCGGACAAGCCATTGAAACTCGAGGTTTTGGTATTTGTCTCCAAGAATTGCCCCCCTTGCGAAAAGTGGAAGCGGTGCGAGATGCAGAAATTCTTGGACGCTGGATGGCAAGTCGGTATTGTTGAAGACCATCCGTTTCCGGTGACCCCGAGATTCGAGGTTTCCAAGGGCTCGGAGCGTAAGGATCACGTTGGCTACTTGACTTTTGAGCAGGCGAAAGGGTTGGTAAAGTGACTCAAGAAAGCTTGGTTTACATCATCGGCTCAGGAATGGTCGCAGCGTTGAGCACAGCGGTCGGAATCTTGTTTCGCTTATTCGTCGAAGAAAAGAAAACTACCCGAAGCGATCTGCAGGAGTGTCGATCAGATCGCGAAAAACTTTGGGCCAAGATTGAGACCTTGCAAACTGAGATCGGTAAATTGCTCGGAGGTTGCAACAAGTGATTGAGTGGATCCTGTTTATCATTCTCTCATTCCTCGCTGCTGACTTCATTGCCGGTGTTTTCCACTGGTGGGAAGATTCATACCTGGATCAAGATACGCCGATCTTTGGCAGGCTGATCGGAGGGCCGAATCAACTCCACCATTCGGATCAGTATGCATTCCTACAGGGCTCTTATTGGTATCGCAACTACACGACAATCATCCCATCGATTGTGGCTTGTGGCGCGTGCCTTTGCTTTGATGCGACGCAAGACGCATGGCTTACGTTTCTATTCTTGAGCCAAGCCAACCAGATTCATGCTTGGGGGCACAGCAAGGGAAAGAACGGCTGGTTGGTATCAATGGCTCAACGATGTGGCATCCTACAATCGTGCAAGCATCATGCCGAGCATCATCGTTCGCCATACCATATTCGATATTGCGTAATGTCCCCGATCCTTAATCCGATCCTCGATGCAATCGGTTTTTGGCGGTACATCGAGTACGTTGTTTTTGTGACAACCAGAATTGAGGCAAGAGCATGAATTACGAACCATTGATTGAAGAACTGCGGAAACCTCAGTACCAAGGCACAAGCGACCAACAAGCAGCGGACTTGATAAACGTGCTGACGGTCACGGTCAAGCGATTAGTGCCTGTGGTCGAGGTCAAGCAGTGGGCCATTGAGGAGGCTGTTTACGCTCCGATCATCATCGGCCAGCAATCATCCGACGAACAGATCAAGAAGCTTTGCATCTCGATCGCAGGATGGATCGACGATGTTGGCGGACGGGTGCAAAATGCAGACTTAGACAAGCAAGCAGCGATCGACATGATGCAAGGGCTAGTATTGTTCGGCATTGCGAATCAAGCTCAGATCGAGCGGCTCAAGTCGCTTCGTTGGAAAACGATTAAGTGGACGGAATCGGTAGGTTTGCCTGAGGTTGGGATAGGTTTGGTTCGCAACGCTCGAAAGATCATAGGGGGGTAACATGGCTGATATTCTTTTGGCGTATCCATCAGCAAGCGACGTAACGATTACGCTTGCATCGTTGGCATCCGATACGAACCTTTTGGCTGGTCGCGAATCGACTGCGATTGATAACACGTCAACCAAGTATTCAGACTTTTTGCTAAGCGGCAAGATCACTACAGGGACGAGCCCAACAACGGGTCGAAGAATCCAGATTTGGGCGATCGCATCTTGGGATGGAACGACCTACCCAGATGTTTTTGACGGCACTGACTCAAGCGAAACGATTACCTCTGCCAACCACAAAAACGCAATTTGTTTCCTCGTTGCAGAACTAGCGACCGACGCTAATAGCAATCGCCAGTATGACTTCTCTGGAATATCGGTTCGCAGGATCTTCGGTACTGTTCCACCTAAGTTCGTTCTGTTCGTTACGCATGATACGGCAGTGGCTCTCAATGCTACGACTGGAAATCATCAGATCCGTTTGCAGGGGGTCTACGAAACAGTTTAATGCTACCGCGACATCAAAGCATAATCGGTCGATGGGTTCCTTCAGCGGGTGCAACTGCATTGACGCTGGTAGATCGTTCGCCATGTCGTAGGAATGGCGCGTTAGTCAACATGGATCCGGCTTCCGATTGGGTTATCAGCGGTGGCAAGGGTGCTTTGGATTTCGACAACTCAAACGACCAAGTTTCAATTCCGTCGATTGCTTCGATTCGGTCAGGGCCGTTTACTGTTTCGCTTTGGTACTATCCGTTTTCGGTCAGTGGTATAAACCAAATTTTTGCAC